GTTCTGTTTTTTCACCAGGCAGACTAGCAGTACCAACTTTTAAATTATTTTCAGCATCAAAGAAATAGCCCGCAGGTGGCACAAATTTAACCAGGCTGCCAGCCAATATGTAGCGAGCGTTATTGCTGGTATACTGTCCTATTGGAACTGGAATATCTGTGTTATTTTGGAAATATCCAGTGGTCTCATTGTTTATCACTGTGCTCTGATGCCAGTTCAAGTTCAGTGCAGCTAAATTTGGTCTTGGAAAGTTAGCATAATAAAATTGAGTTGACCCTGCAACACTTAACAATGGATTGATCTGATTGTATACCACATCGCTGATGTCATTGATGCTGACCCAAGAAAATTGAAATGCCGGAGTCGCATTGTATTCAAACAAGGCACCGTCGCTGGCAAAAATATTAGTGCTGGAATATTTTCCAGTGCCGTCAACCAGGTCAAGATATCTGCTGGTACCAATACTGGCACGATTTACCGCTGTGCTTTTTAATATGCTGTTATATTGTGTGAATGGAAAGTTACTGTAGTCTTCTCCGTTGACCATTCTATTCTGTGTGTAATACTGTGCAGGAGCACGTTGCTTGATCTCAGCAATAGTCTCTCTAGACTGGGCATTGGTCACAGGTTGCGTGATCCCGCAGGTGAATGTCAGTGTTTCAATCTGTCCAGTGCGACTCACATAGCTGATGGGAATCTGTACACTTTGCATTTCTTGAGGATTGATTATATAGGTCAATCCATTGCTGGCTCTAACATAGGTCCTGAAAGTGCCAACAGGAACGGTACTGAATATGCCGTCGCCAAAATTCAAAGTGATCTGATCATTGACTCGACTGGCAATACTGTAGATGTTTTGTGTGCCTGCGGCCAACTGTTCGACTGCGGCTGCATAAACACTTTGCACCGATCTCCAGAACGCATTAATATTGCCCACGTTATCCAATTGATATAACCATACGTCGGTATTGTTGATGCCTTCAATGTTGATATTGACAGCACGATTGGTGATTCGCTCAGCTAGATTGAAATCTTGATTTTGTAAGGTGCCTTGTTTGAACAGGAAAAAGTATCCGGTGTTGGCGCTGGCAAATCCCAACTGGTCATTACGGAATAAGATATTAAATCTGCCATCGGGCAACGGAGGAGGTTCGTATATATAATCTTCACCAGCAGAAGTAGCATTGACCACTTCAAAAGGCATGTTGACTCCATCAACAGTGGCCGTGTAAGGCACCACTGGCAGGAATCCAGGCACAAGATTGACGGTGTATTCCTGTGTGCTAACTCCCAGGATATTTTGACTGGCGCCGGGGCGGCCAAATCTTTGTGTGTTAACCAGGGCAGCATTGATAATGACTGTGAATTGTTCTTGCCAATCAAGATTGGTGGGGTCTGCCCAGTTTATGGTAAGATTAGCAAGATTAATACCGTTGTAGTCAAAAACACTTTCTGTGGTACTGATGCTGAATACTTTGAGATAGCCCGACGCTTCGGTGTTACGCAACGGTGTATAGCTGACCAGGTTGGCCAACTTGATCACGCTGTCTCTACGTTCAGCTGTGTCTAGGTAATTTTCTCTGGTGTTTAGATCTGTTCTAAAAGCCAAGGCCTGGCCCATAAAGGCCATAACGTCAAGCAAGGCAATGAATTCACTACTTTCAATATAGTCATTGAATGTTTCTGGATAATACAGACGCAAATAATCCACAAAACTTTTGCGGAGTGTTTCAAAATCATAACTTTGGAAGTCAGCTTCTCTATAGGTTTGATAGATCCGTTTCCAATCCTCAACGCCAAATATTACAGTTTGTCTTGTAGTCGTAGCCATAGTTCTTCCAGTGTTTTGTATTTATGGAACCAATAATCTGGGCAGTTAAACATATGTGGCTACAGCTTGAACTTGATTAAAAAAGATGTTTAATCTTTGTGCGTCAGTGCTAGGAACCACTGTGAGTTCAAGTTGTAGCAACAGGCCGTTTTCTTGGGGAAATACTTCCAATGAACTAATGTAAATTCTAGGATCTCCAGCTGCTACTCTCTGTAATTCATCGTAGATGGCCCCGATAGTATCTTGTGTTTGATTTTCAAATAGGTTATCCCACAATGTGGTACCGTACCATGGCAATCCTACCACTTGGCCTTGTCTGATGTTAAAAGCGTTTAGCAAGTCTCGCTTGATCAACTCAAAATCAGTAAGCGTAAAGTACTTGTTTTGATTGATTGTGTTAAATCCAATAAAGGTTGTCATAGTGTATTTAACCCTGGATTGATCGAGTCAATGCATTAGAAATCACTCCAGTTGCGGCCCGAGCATTTGTGGCCAAAGTGGCTTGAGCAGTTGTGGCCAATGAAGAAAGTTGTGATGCTGACCCAAGCAAGGCACTGCCTTGACTTTTTAAATTTTGCAGGGTTTTTTGGGCACTGGCTATGTCCAGCCCGGCTTCCAGGCTTAGGCTATTTAAAGAAGGATACTCAAAGGTTGGTACTGGTATTTTGCTACTGCCCAGGATCTTGACCACTGCAACGTCGACTGTGGCACGATCTACGGTGTTACTGAACCCGGCAGCTATTTGCGTTGGTGAAACCAAAGCGTCGCCACCTCCACCAAACAGTCCTCCTAGTTTGCCCAGGCTGCCAAGATCTGCCAGATTAGACAAGTTGCTTAAACTGCCAGTCAACTTGTCACCCAAGGCACCGAGATTATCAGTCAGGGCCGTCACACTGCTAGTGACTGCTCCGGTCAACTTGTCTGCTAGACCCGACACACTACCAGTCAGCTTGTCTGCTAGACCAGTGATGCCGGCGGTATCAAAATTTCCAAGATTACTGAGATTACTAAGTGGTGTCGAAAATGCCGTGGCAAATTGACTGGCTTTTCCAGTAATATCAAGAGAACTGGTAAGACTGCTGATACTGGTTCCGGCTCCACCAACAAGACTATTAACTGAACTGGTGATACTGCCAATCACGCCACTACTTCCTGCAGCCCAGGCTGTGGCAGCATCTGTTCCAAAACGACTGGCGTTGGCAACTAACGCACCAATATCTCCAGTTGCAGTGTTGGTCAAGCTACGGGTCAATCCAGCAATACTAGGAAGTGCGATTGCACTACCGATTGCTCCAGACCCAATGGTGCTTAAATTTGTAGTTGCACTACTCAATAAACTGGCAATAGGAGTACCGCTCAATGCTGATGACACTGCACTGGGCACACTTAGACTGGTGTTTGTTAATATGCCCAAAGATGATATGCCCTGAAGTCCACTTTGTGTGAAGATCTGTCCTTGACTGGCCAATATCGATGGCACAGATGGCTTGGCAATTGCTCCTGTGCCCAACAATCCTTGATAGGCATTTTGCATCAAAGACACTTGAGTTTTATTTTGTGCGGCAACACTGCCTAAAAAATCTTGTGCTGCGTTGATACCGCCACGCCCGGTCCATATACCGGGAGAACTTAATACAGCAGTCAATGGAGCTGGATCAAAAATAAATCTTTGCCAAGTTCCGGGCTTGACTAACCCGGCTTGTTCCAGTTGTGGTACTGTCAATCCAAATTGTCCCACTCCCTTTTCATCACTCATGACATCTGCAGGTTGATCAACCAGGTTGGCTATTTGTGCCAGTATTCCCCGTACCTGGTCAGAACCAAGTGGTCCCACTGGTTCAGGTGGAAGGCTTACGTCAACTCCGCCAGAGTCAATGTTGGCGATATCCGCTTGTGTGATTGGATTGGTCAACGGTGTTGCAATCAAGGATGGTATTCCACTGACAGTGGGTATGCTGTTGACTACAGCTATGACAGCTGCAGTATCTACACCAGCGGTGCCGCGATCCAAGCGACTGAGTGCAAATTTAGTTATCACTGACTCTGCGGCTGTGAGTGTCTGTCCAACACTGTAGCCCACAAATGCACCAGCGGCCACTTGACTATAAAAAATCAGATCCGCTTCAAGCTGTGTGGTCCCGGTTGGCGCTGTCATAGCAAACTCAGAACCAGAAGGAAGTGTGTATTTAAATATGCTCATCGTGTTTTTGTGATACTTACTCCAGCTGGTACAGCAGGTGCATTTGGCGGAGGCGTTGGTTGACCTGGTTTTGCCAGGCTATTCTGCACCGCTACACCTTGGTTATGGTACGGATACGGTTCGTGACTTGGTGCACGAGTGCAACAACTTTCTGTTCCGGTTGGATCTATTTGCCAACCCGTGCTGTTGTCAAATTCTGAATTGGGTTGCAAATAGGAAGTGATTCCTTTGGGAGTTTCTACATTCTGTGCGCCGCCGCTGTTGAGTAACAATTTGCTACCGCTCAAACTCAGGGTTGAACTGTTGCTCCAACTGCCCATTGAGCTTTTGATTGCAACCGGCCCTGCACTTTTTATTCCTATGCCGTCGGCTCCATATAAACTTAACCGAGTCTTGGTGGCCAAGTCAATGGCTAGATCGCTCTGTATGCTGGTGCCTTTTGCACTTTTAAGATTCATTTTACCACCAGCAAAAATATTTACGTCGGTATCTGCGTGTAAATTTATGGTACCCTCTGTTCGCATGTTTATGCTGTTGGTGCTGTACACATCCAAGGTTCCTTCTTGTCCAAGCTCGACCCAGCTTTGTCCATTGGCATGGCAGATATAAAAACAGTTTCCATCATCACTCATGGTTATCTGATGGCCTTTACTGGTTCTTATCCTGACAAGATTGTCAGATCCATCCAGGGCTCCATCATCCATGACAAAACTATGGCCGCCTCGTCGACCTATCACAGCAATACCTTCTAGTGTTTGTGCATCTAGAGTTTTGGAATCGTTGGTGTCTCCTAGTCCGCCTTGATAGATGGCACGGCCTGGCGTGCTGATTCCATAACAGTTGCTGGGACTTTCGCGCTGGCAACTGGACGCAATCGCACCACGTACATTGTCGTTGTTCAAACCTTGCTGGAACAAAATGCCGGCCACATAACTGTGTACTGGTTTCTTTTCATCAAAAAAAGTGGGGCTTTCACTGGTTTTTGGATTTGACGGTGCAGTATTGATTTCAGTGACTGGTAGTCTGGATGAGTTGCCTAGATAACTGGCCTGATCAGCATTTTGTGTCTGTGCTTTTGCCTGATCCACAGATCCAATAGCCGGGATCATGTGGGTGACGCCATTAAATGGCAAACAGCCTATATAGTATCCGTTGCCAGGATCGTTGTTGACAAAAAAGCACAAGACCTGTGTGCCAATGTCGGGCGGTGTGAACCACATGCCATAGCTTTGTTGATTGCCATCTAGAAATGTTCCTGTTCCAGCGCTGCCACCCTTGGGTGTGGATCCGTAGAAAGGAGTACAATAACTTACCCACCTCCAGCCTTGGTCGTTTCCCTCATCATAGTCGCCAAAACTTTCTATGTATACCTGCAAGCGACCCATTCTAGTAGGATCAAGATTGTTTTTCACCGAGCCAATATAGGGACCGCCCGTGCCCGGCAGGCCGCCTCGGTCTTGGTCAAAGTTTTTTGGTGTTCCAGTACTTCGTTCGTGATTTGATGTACCCATATTTTTTATCTCTTTTTACAATTGGTTAAAATTTTTAATTTTGTTATCAGTTGCGTCTAGTAGTAACCCCGTTGAATCTTGACACTGGCGGAGCAGCTAAATTTGTTGGTAGCGCCTGTGGTAAGGCTCGTACTGCTAATTGGTTAATGCCTGCTTCTTTTTCTGTTGGAAATCCTTCTTCAAATGAGGGTTTTCTAACAGCTGCAGTTTTTACTGGCGCTTGCGGTCTAATTTCTGCTGGTGCAGGACCTGCATTGTATTCAACCAGATGATTGCCTTCTATTTCTTGTTCAAATCGACCTCGACTAAAAAAACTTTTGACTGTTTTGAGTGTGTACACATTGAATTCTTTAGATTTTCCACTGTCTGGATACACATTCATTATTCCAGTATCCATGTTGTAATCCTGGGGATTGTTCCAGGTAATATCAAACACTACCTCTTGACTATTGTAATTTATGCCGCCATCGTCGTTAAATGGCCTAAAGTTAAAAGTTTGATTATTGACACCCAGTTCTACTTTGTCTTGTTGTATCCAGGCCGGGTCTCCTATGATTCGCATGCGTATTGACGCAAAATCTTTGGTGTCGTAACGAAAGTCAGCAGCACTATCCGCGGCCGCTGAGGTTTGATCGCCAGTTGTTTGTCCAGTTTTTTGTTCGGTGGTAGGCAAGGCAGTTCTGGTATACTGGTCTCTAAAATCTCTTGGTTTCGTTGCATCTGTTGGAGCTGGTCCATTAAGGATCAGTCGGTATTGATAATCGTAGGTTTGTTCGTAACTTAGTATTTGTGTATTTTGCCCAGTAAACCAATAGTTATAACTTTTATGACTACCCCGATACCGGCTATCTGGAAAATATTCACTGGCCATCTGTGTTATAGCGTATGGAGTTATTATAAACTTAATACGGTAAGCATAATCTCGTCGTTTGTCATCATATTCTAGTGCAGTGGTCTGAGCACTTATATGATACCAGACCGTGGTTCCGGTACCAGTACCTGTGCTGGGTATTAATTTTTGTGTCACAGGATCAACTTGATACTTGGCTTGGTCGTTGACAAATTCGCTACTGCGCATAATTTGATCGATGACCTGGACTATTTGTGTACCGGCCTGTATGTTCCAATTTAAACTGTTATTATCCACTTTATCAGTTTTGCTATCTAGTGCCTGCTTGGCATTGGTGGCTTGTTTACCAGCAGTTTTTGATCGATCTGTGCTGCCAGTCCTTTTAACTTTACTAGCAGACAGCGACGCAGGATGGAATTCAAATTCGTAGACGTCGGCTTTAGAA